GTTTGTCAGACTTACCATCAGCTTCAGTAACCGTAGATGTATCAGAAGATCTAGTAGAAACTTTTATTTCTGGCGGTGGCGGTAACATTGATGTTGGTTTAGTTGGTTCTGATGTAGCCGGCGTATCAGTAGATCCTGATGTAGCCGGCGTATCAGTAGATCCTGATGTAGCCGGTGTAGCAGTAGATCCTGATGTAGCCGGTGTAGCGGTTGGCTCCGGTGTAGTGGGTGCAGATGGAGCACTAGGTTCTTCTTTTTTCTCGGAGTTAACCTTTTTTAAATGTGCTATTATTTTTTTTCTTAGGTTATTACTCGGATTTGTTTCTGGTTCATAAAAAACAATAAATTTGATAATTTTGTTTGCGATGCCTGTTTCTTTATCATCAAATGCTTTTTTGAAATCATTTATACGTTCTTTTTCTTCAACGGTTGAAAGATCGTTTGTAAGTCCATTAATATCGTCTGTTAATTCTTTCTTAAAAGATCTTAAAACAGCTGTAATAAAATTACTATATGTATTTCCTTTACCAAACGTTTTACTAGCTTTAGCTTTAAAATAATCTCTATTAGTTAAATCACTAAAATTAATCATTTCAGGTCCGTATTCACCAAATTTTGTAAATCCACTACTTGATGTTCTGCCGACGCCAGGTAATATACCTGCAATACCTTTTCCTAAAGCACCCAATGTACTTTGTGCACCAGCTGATTTTATGTTACGATCTTTAAAAGAACCACCGCCTGTAGTACCAACAGCACCAGAGGCGCCCGTTGGATTTGTAGATTTTTGTTTTTCAACTTTTGTAGGGAGAAATCCCATGTCCCTAAGCCGATCAATAGCTGCAGCTTGTGTTGGTACATCAAGTACTCCTTGTACCTCTTTTCCGCTAGTATCCAATGCTACGTAATCGAACTTAGCTTCACTTACAATCGAACTTAACTTAATAGACTCCAAAAAAATCTTTTTTTGTTGTTTTGTAAGCTTAATATTTCTAGACTCAATCAGTTTTTTAACATGATTGTACTTATCTTTAATTTGTTGCTTTTTAAGATAATTTGACATTACAATTCACTCAAAATTTTTTGAATCAATCGGTCAACATTTTCATAAACGTTTAGTTGTGATACCGATTCTTTACCCTCGTTTATTTTACCTTGAGGATACATGAATGCTCCGTGTGTACTTGGATTGCTTACAAAGTCAAATGCGATGAGTTCAAAGTCATCTTGTACTACATCAGCATTTTCTTTCATATCCTTCTTTACACTACCCATGCCACGACTACTTATACCTAATAAAATACCAGAATTAAGTAGTTCTCTAAGAATATTACCACTTGGTGTTGGTAATATTTCAACAGAGCCTACTAAATCTTTACCATCCCAGTTCATATCTATAATGTTATGACTGACATTTTTAAGATTAACAACGCTACTTTCTGGATGATCCAATTCACCCATAGCACGACGTTGTTTTACAAAGTTATCCATATATTTTTGAGATTCTCTCTTCAAAATTTCTTCTGGATAAACTCTGCCGTTTTGGTTTTTAGCTTCAGCACGTTGAAGAACACCACTTACTAAAAACTTACCATCTTTTACAGACTCATTTAGTGAAGTTTTTTCAAATTCAAATGGAAGTGTGTCAATTAATACTTGTTTCATATATTAAGCCTGTGGTTTAACTGAAGCAGTAGGCGCCTTAGTTGGTTTTTGTTGTGGTTCTTGTCCTTGTAGAGTTTCTTTTGGTTTATCGGTTGTCAACGTATTCGTTGGTTTTTGAGAAGGAGTTTCTTGACCTGTTAGTGTTTTAGATTTCTCAATTGCTGCTAAATCTTTAGGTTTAAGTGCATCTGCTGCTCCTAATACTTTTACTTTAAAACCAACGTTTAAGAAGAATTCGTGTACCTTTTGTTTTTGTTCTTCTCTACCAACTATAATTAACTTGTAGTTACCGTAGTAATAGTCTATTTTAGTGTCTATTACGTTAACTATATAATCTTTTTCTGGTTGTCCGTATCCTTTAGAACCACGTAACATTACCTTTTTGTTTTGAAATTGTGAATTTAACTTATTTTGCAATTCTTCTTTAAACTCTTCGGTACTAGATTGTAATTTTTGTTCAAAACTTGATAATTCAGGAAATACATTTACTGCCTTAACCGAACCACCTGTAGATTGTGGTTTTGGTGTAGACGGTTCTTGTGCAGATGGTTGACTGGTAGTAGTAGAAGCAGCTGTAGGAACTTCTTGTTCGTACTTTAACCCAGTGTATCCTTCGTTAAACTTTTTTTTTAAGTGTTTTTGTACCAAAGTTCTTACCTTATCGTAGAACTCGGCATCTTTCTTTCTACCAGACTTTGCTGCATAAATACTTTTCTTATGAGCAACAACGGCATCACCCGTATCAATTTTTTGATTTTTTGTTTGATCTAAATCAGTCTTAGTAATTTTTGGCTTTTCTTCTTTTTTGTGAGCCTTTTTACCTTTAGTTTCTGTAGTAGGTAGCATAGATTGTTCCTTTCCGTCTAAACCAGGATCTTGAAGTGGATCACGATCCACCTCGTTTACATTCGAATTAACCAATTCATATCCCGAAGCTGCGGTTGCAATTTGCTTTCTTCTTTTTAATCCTTTACCACCGGGCGCAAAGGCAAATGGTGTCATTACACCTGGTACAGCCGCACTTGTTGTAGCTTCATCTGTTTGAATTGTTTCCAATTCTTCTTTTACAATTTTCTTTAAAATTTGTTTAAACGCTTCTTTTTTCATTTGAATTTACTTTTTTAAGTTCTTCTAACAAATCATAACTCATCATCAAAGCTGTTAATTGATTTTCTTTTACAATATTTACAATATTTTTTGAATTAAGTTGACTGATTGTTTCATTTAACTTAATTTTAGTAACACCTGATTCGATTTTATCGACATACTGTTTTAACTCAATTACAACTCTCTTATATTCTTCTGAAACATAAGCTGTAAACTTGTTTGTATTTGATATATTTGTTATATAATTCTTTAAAAGATTTTTTTGATCTGGAAGTAAGTTAATATATTTCTTATTGAAGTTTTCTATCAAGAATTTATATGCCATTAAACGAACATCATGTGGTTGTTCGTTATAAACATTTAAATCATCTTTTTGACTTTGTTCTTTTTTGTTTGTTAAATTTTCAACAATAAATTCTCTTGCTTGAATTGCTTCAGAAACTTCAAATTTGTTTTCTACGTTGATATAATTTTCAAAAAGTTTATAAACAGATGCATACAGTCTATAATTTTTGACTTTGGATTTTAAAAAATCTTCAATAGGATATTTTTCTTTAATCTCCTTGATTAATTCATATTTTTGTTTTTGTAATTCACGTTCGTTTAGTTTTGCTCTGGCTTGTAAAACAACGTTGACAATTCTCTCGGCTGAATATTCATCTTTTACGCTGTTACCTACAAAAAAATTGTATAATTGAACTTCCTTGCCGAGCTCTTTGCTTTCGTGAAAATATTTGAACATCAAATTTTTTGTAAAAGACTCATCACGGCCTGCTAGGATATCAGCCGTGACCTGTCTGGTTAGAAGTTCAAACAGAATTCCAGCATTCTTGAATTTAGAATGTTTTAACTTACGCATATAGTATTATTTATAAATATATTTAAAAATAGATAATAATTTCTTATTTTTTATATTTATCATTTTTTTTAATTATTCCTTTATGTTCGATTCATCCATAAAAGATTTTTGATTTTTAAGTTCTTCACTTAAAACCTCTTTAGTTGTAGATATAGAAGCATAGAATTGTGATAAACTTTCCAACGATAATGGTGATTTATTTCTATAATTATGACGAGGAGATAAATCAGAGTTACTATTTAATTCAAGTGTTCCTAAAGGGTCTTCACCAAATGGATATTTACGTGCATCTTTTCTACCTTTTTGTGATTTCTTTTCGGTTAATTTAGGAGCCTCAATACCTGTAGCACCAGGTTCTTCCTTACCATCTGTTGGTTTTTCGATTGAAGACTCACCACCCACTTCAGGTTCATCGGATTCAATACCCTTATCACCTTCGCCTTTAGAACCATCTCCAGCTTCTTCTTTAGCTTTTAAGAAAGAAAGTGCAGGATCATTACCGTCTTCTTCAATTTGCTTAAATCTATATAAACCTTTACTATCGTCAACAAGTTGTTTTTGTAGTGTAATCATATCATGGTCTGTTAATCCAAACACGTTTTCATAAATCCATTTTTTACTGAACAACTTGTTTTCTTGCATTTCTTTACCGACTTCAACTTTACTCTTCCAAACTTCAAGTTTCTCTTTTTCAAATATCGTTGAAGGATTTGTAAGCTGTAATGTAAAATTAACCAAACTTTCATCTCTGTAACCTTGACTATATAAATGTACAACAGCAATTTTATTTAATTCACTTATAACAATATTCTGAATACGTTGAATGGTTCTAGCAAATCTTATATCTTCTGCTGCTAATGTAGCTTTACCACTTAGACTTTCATCATAACCTAAGAACGCTTTAGGAATCTTAAGTGCTGCCATCATTTTGTTACGTAGATATTCAATATCGTCAGTACCTGTCCATTCAAGACCGGGCAAATTATCGATACTTGTACCACTGTCTCCACCACGAACTGGCAAGAAAAAGTCTTCAATCATGTTTTGAAGATTAAAACGAAGATTATAGTCACCTGTTTGTTGATCCAAATATGGTGTTTTCTTCATTTGATTGACAATCTTATTCATATAATTGTCAACTTCATTTGGAGGAATATTGCCGATGTCAACTTTAAAAATACGTTTTTCTGGAGCACGCATAATACGATGAATTAACATTGCGTCTTCCATCAAACTTAATTGCTTCCAAACACGACGTGCACCTTCTAACATACTCTTACCATAAGGTAAAAAGTTACTATCACTTAATAATCTAAAATGCGCCATTTGGAAATTCTCAAGATCTTCAATCTTATTACCATATGGAAGATTTACTTGGAATTTAACATAACTTTTGTCTTGTAGATGTGCGTTTTCTACACGTGTAACATAATATGAACTAAGTGGTTCAATCATATAAACACCATATTCTGGACTGATAAATAATCTTAGGTAAAAATCACCGTATTTGGTTAAACAACGTATCCAACTCCATAAATTAAATTCAATATTTAAAATATCATAAAATAAGTTGTGTAAAATACTACGAATATTATCATCTGTTGAATTTATAATTAAAATTTGGCCTAATTCATTTTTAGTGACACATTCATCAGCATAAATATCTAATGCCGATGCTAAAATAGGGTCCATGTCCATTGTGTCATAATCTCTAAACAATTCAACACGACTGCTTTGATAACTTAAATTAAAATCTCTGGTGTATTGATTGTAAGCAGATGTTCTTAGACGATTGAAACGATCACGTAATGATGCACGATCTGTTGCATAAAAAATATCTTCGGTATCAATTACTTTTAACTTTTTACCGCCAATATTACGAACTATAACGTCATTTGAAAACAGCTTTTTTAATCTAGCAAATAACGATCTAGATCTTAATTCTTGGAATGATTGTTCTGTCATATGATGTCGTATATATAAGTATTTACAATAACCACTTTAAATCTTCTTTCTTACCATCAGAGGTTGAAAATTCCCAATTATTATGTGGATTAGTCTGATTGAGAACATTATAATTTTGATTTGAAATGACGGGACAAGAAACTTTATTAATTTTTCCTAATAACATTTTATTCATCATAATCTGATCATTACGTAATCTCAACGCTGTATCCCGTACCCACAATCCTATACCAAATGACATAACTAAATCATCATTATATCCTCGCATTGCTTCTGCCTTTGGTCCGTTCCAAACAAAAACGTTTAATTCTTCATATAATCTGAGAGACTTTATAATAACAGTTTTTTCTCTGAAAAAACTCTCTAATTTACTGATAACCAACGGTCTATTTTTGCTTGTAGTTGTAAATCCCGGCACCATTTTTTTCTCAGCACTGTTTAACTTATTACTATAATTTCTTTCTACATCGACTATAGTTAAATCATTTGAACTATAAAAAGTATTTTGATAATCTCGGTCAATAATTTGTTGTAGAGTTCCCCAACCAACGTTGTTATTTTCAACAACTAAAAGGGCATTGTTATATTCAGTTGCAACACCGACTAATAAATTACCGAAATCTTTAGTTGTTAACTGTCCTTTATATTCAGCTACTTGTTCCATGTTTTCAATGTCTATAACATGAAAAGCACTGAAATCTCCACCATCGCCTCGTGCGCAATCTGCTACCAATAAATAGTTTTTACTATAATTAGGATAATCCCATATCCAATAATCCTGGTTATTACCACGTTTTTCTACAGGATCTTTTATAAATGTGGTTTTATAAAACTCTAATACACTGACATTAATAACTTGATTACCTGATGTTGCAAAGTCACAATCACATTCTTGTGTTGCACCTTTAACACCAGACAATTCAGTTTGTTTATCTCTCCATGTTTGATCACGTTCTGGATGTAAATACCAAGGTAAACGTATCGTATTAAATCCTTTCTTACCTGAAATTTTATTTGCTTCGGCTTCAATCCACGTTTTGTGGAAAAAGTTACCAACACCGTTTGGTGTACTTAATATAATAGATCTACCACCAGTGGACAACGTATATTGTGAAGATAGCCAGATTTCTTCAATACCAAAAATAAACGCAGCTTCGTCTATAATCAGCAACGATAGTGCAGAAGAACGACCAGCAGTACCAGCAGAAGAAACTGCTTTAATTTGACTACCATTTTGTAATCTTAAACTTAATCTGTTATCTTCTATACACGGAACTTTTAACCAACTAGGAAGATTGTCATTAGCAAAACGTACTTTGGTAACAATTTCTTTTGCAGTTTCTTGTGTGATACTGATACAAAGAATGTTTTTATCGTTATGAAATGTCATTAACCATAAACTATAAGCTGCAGTAAGAGTACTAATACCCATCTGACGACTTTTAAGAACAATGTTTAACTGATTATCAACAAAGTCTTGTAAAGCCTTTTCTTGAAATGGATATAGTTCAAAGCCAACTGTACCTCGTATAGGATGTTGAATCTTTACATACTTATTCATGAAGTATATAGGATCTTCGATACATTTTTTATACTCTTGCTTTATTATGTCTCTTAGATTTGGCTGACTCAATTTTACTCTCCAATGTTTGTTGTTCTGTTTGGTATTTCAAATTTTTTTCTTTTGTATTTTTGATTGCTTCACGAATTTCGTTTAATAATTTATCATAATCTTGCAGACCTTCCCAAACTTCAATTGACGCGTCTTCTTTAACGAATTCAACTTTTTTACCTGTATTATCAATACACCATTTTTCCGCTTCATTAAATTTTTGCAATTGGTCTTTTAATATTGAAATTTCATTATTTATATTTCTTAATCTATCAAAATCTTCATAAACACCCAATAATTTAAGATCAGTTTCGTTTTTTATGAAACAATCATAACACATTTGAGTTTTTGGCCACACTTGATCGTCTAAATAGTTACCAAACCTAACATCTGCATTACACATTTTACATCTTTGTTCAATTATTAAAGAAGCGTGTTTTGAAACTCCACGTTTACTTCCGTTTTTCCAAATCCACTTTTTTCCGTTACTATCCTTCCACTCTTCACCTTCTTTTCTTTTGCTATTTTCTAAATTAGGATTGTAACCTACTTGTACGAATGGTCGTTTGCCTTGTAAATAATCTTGTACGATTGATAAATTACTTTTTCCTTGTGCTTTTTTCATATAACCTTTGACTAATAATTAGTAACGCAAAATGCCTAAAATCTGATTAATTGGTGCAAAACTGCCTGTCAATTTATATAATTTCCCGTTATGATAAAAAGCTAAACCTTCAGCGGGAGCTATTTTGTTTTCCAAAGATTTTAATCTTTTAAGTTCAATTTTTAATTTGTCTATGGCTAATTTATCGCCGGAAGTTTTAATTTGTTTAGCTTTTGTTTCTAAATTTTTAGCGATTTTTCGTATTGCTTCTTCAGAATTTGTAATTAAAAAACCTGAGGCATTATTTAAAACATCAGAACCTAATTGTAAAAATAATTCTTCAAATGGTTTAATATTATCTTTATATATCTTATTAAAATCTTTTTTATCTGTTTGGTCAATCCATTTTTTAAATTGATCATTATTTATCATTTTTTTAATTGTTAAAATGTTAGGTGTAGTGATTCCGACTGCCCATCTGTCTACTAAAAATTCAACCACTTGTTGTGGCACAGCATAACCAATTTCTATAGCTTCTTCATTTATCTTATCTCTCCATTTTTGTTTTTGATATTCTTCAACTTTGGTTTGATCTGGATACGCACCTTGTAATTCTTCTAATTTTTGTAAATAATATTCAGCTTTTTCTTCATAATTTTTAAGTCTAGATAAAACTACATTAGAATTTGGTCCTCTTATACTAAATTTAGTTTGTATATCATTATTTGTACTATTAATTTTTTCTGCAACATCATTAGCATCATTAGGTCTTGTTGCAGAAATTGCATCACCTTCTTGATTATATTCTACTAAATTATGGAATACCAACATGTTTAAACCATATGGAATTACATTCTGCGTTTCAGGAAAAATTACTTCTAGATTTAAAAATCTTTTACCATTGCCAAAAATTTTTTGTAATTCGGATTTTGTCAAACGTTTTAGTGAAATCTCTAAATCATTGAAAGCATAAGTAAAAGCTCTCGCTACGTTAGGATTTTTACCTGCTAAAAATTCAATAATTGATTCTTTAGTAAGTGCATTTTCGCCGAAATTTTTCCAATGACTTTTGTTTCTAGCTCCTATTAAATATCCGTTCTTCCAACTGATAAGAAAGTTTTGACCATCCAACTTTTCTGTTACATCCTCTAATTTACCCGCAGTGGCATTTTGAATCATCTGTTTTAAATCACCGAAGGTAAGGTCCAAGTCTTCGAATGGATGATTCATGTGCCCAACAGGGCCCTCATTTAATCTCATCGTAATTTCAGTCAATAATTTTTTAAACTTTATCATATTTTCTTTAAAAATGTATTATCAAACACTGTTATAGCTTTTTTATAAGATTTCAGTGTTTCATCTAATGAATTGTCAGTAAATTGCCAATTCCAAAATAATTGGTCAGGCGTTTTAAATCCAAAAAATTCCAGAACATTT